GAGATCTGGATCATTTAAAACAACTAAATTAAATCTATTTACTAAATCTCTTACAAAATCTGATTGGTTTATATCAGGCATATTTTCAGCCATTACTACCTGCATTCCATAACTAGCATTAGTATAACCTGATAATCCGTTATTAATACTTCTTATAGTTCCACTATTTACTGTTATAGAAGTTGTATCATTAGCGTCAGTTATTAATCCAAATAATTCTGATACTGTTTGAAATCTTAACCTCAAATTAACTGCTCCACCCTCTGCTAAATCATTTAACCAAAATTGTCCACTAAAATTAGCATTATTTAAAGCACTACCAAATATTCCAAATTGCTGTTCAAAACATACTTCCCAATTTTCATCTGATTCACCAAAAGGTATATTTTGCTTTTCTAAATAAGCTGTTACTGTTAGTATATCTTTATTTCCTGTTTGACTAGCGTCATAATATTGTGCTGGAAAACTAATATCAAATTCTGCTTCTATTCCAAAGTTATTTCCATAACCCTCTGGTAAACCCATTTCGTTAGCTAAAGCAATATAAGGCATAGAAATAGTGTTTAAATCTACTGTATTACCTAATACTGTTTGTGTGTTATCAGTAAATAAACCAAAAGCGTCAAAATTAGGATTAGATTCATTTGTAAATCCTAATTCTCTTATACTTTGATTCGTCCAGTTATCCTCATCAGGAGATACATTTTGAGTTACTGCTCCAGCCATAGAAACTTGAAAACCAAAACCGTTAAAATATGTTTTAGTTTTATGTTTATCATTAGCTAAAGTCATAAATAATTGACTAAAATAACCTGTGTCAGTTAAAGCTCCACTTTGTGCAATACCCATAAATGTACTTGTAATCGTGTATCCAGCTTTTTCTGCAATTATTCTCATTAACCTTTGTATTTTTAAAGCTGGTTTTAGGTTAGTAGTCCTAACCATTCCTAACTCGTTTTGAGTTTCAAAAGTTCCTGCTCCACCACCATAAGGATTGCTAAACATACCCATTGTATAAGGTCTTTTAGTTAAAGCATAATCTATAACTGGATATATAACATCTTTACTACTACTAGCACTTGTTACAGGATCAGTACCTATCGTAGCTATACCTGTCCCCTCTGTCCAACTATTAACTACATTAGCAGAAGTTAAATAGTGGTCTAATTGTTCATCACTTGTTATAACACCATTATTATCATTTTCAAAGGCTTGTCTAAGCTTTTTATCTTTTATGTCTGTAAAGAAATTAGCACTATTACCAAATACTACTATTTCATATTGTCTAGCGTTTAAATAGATAGATTTTAATTGTATAAAACCCTGCATTTGTTCTACCGTATCAACATATACTTTAGCGTCAAATTTAGTGTTGGTATCAAATATTAAAGCGTCTAAATTTACATTAAACCAATTCTCAAAAAATTCATTATTACGGTCAGAGAAAGGTACTTTAAGAGTTTGGCTAAAACTACCTTTTCTTTGGGTAGGTTCTTTAATATCTAACCAATTATAATTAACTACAATATTAGGAGCTTCTGCTAAATCTAACTCAAATTGTGTAGTATCATTATCAGTTGTTAATACTTTTCTATATGCTACTAATCTTACATTCATTAGCTATTAGTTCTTACTTTGTTTGCGTATTCTAAATTAATTGTATATTTTATTTGTACTTTATCATTTACGCTTGTCTTTGTTGTATATGCTTTATCAGTAATAACAACAGGGTATATAATAGTATAATCATCATCTAGTATTTCAACATTATCAGAAGTAAATAATTCTTCTAACCATACTGCTTCATCTTCATTTAATAAATCAGAGTTTATTTGTATTTTTCTTGTTGCAGTTTTAAATAGTGTTTTCTTTCCTCTATCCCAGTTATTATAGTTAAATGTATCTTCTGTAGCTGTATCCCAATTTCCTGGTACGCTTTCCATTTCGCTACTATCTATACTTAATGTCTTTATTGATTTACCTCTAAAGTTCATATAATCCCAAGCTCCTAATCTATTTCGCCAAGCTAATCTAATATTATCATATCTTGTACAGCTTTGGTGTCTATCATCTATTCCTGTTCTACTAGCTCCATATCTATAAAAATAATACTCTTTAGTACACCTATCGTCTACATCTGCTGATGTACAACCAAATATTTTATAATAAGCCCAATTAGAAAAATTACTAGGTTTTGCATTAGTTTGGTCATCTTGTGTTTCTAGGTTTTTAGTTCCACAACCAAAATATAATATAGCTTCTCCTACGCTACCTGATTCAGCAGCAGTAGCCCCACCATTAGCGTTACTATTAGCAAAAAAATGAGCAGTTTGACCACCACTTGTACCTGCTATTAATGTACCTGCACTATTGTAATATTGTATAGCCATTTGTTCTAGTTTTTCTCCGTCTGTTATTAAACTAGCTGGACTTGAGCTATTATCACCCTGTTTAAAGCATATTGTTAATTGGTCTACATTATCAGCACTTGTACTACTACCTCTAACAAATTGTACTGTTGGAGCATTAGTAAAAAAACCATAACTATCTGCTGAGCTATCATCATTTAAAAAATATTGCAAAGGATAATTAGATCCATTAATATCTAACCCCCCTACATTAGCTGCAGTTTTAGTAAAAGGTGTTGTTGAAGGTATATAATAGCTTATAGCGTTTGCTTGTTGTGAAGATAACTCAGGTGAAGTAGTTGCAGAAGTTGCTACTTCTGTAAATGCTTTTACTTCTACTTTAGCACATTGACCTCTATTCTGACTAAACGGCTTTCCTGTTTCTATAATTCCTAAACTATGTATACTATAAGCAGTATTATTTTGATTTACTAATTGTGTTTCTACATAAGTTTTTAGTATATGACTAATATCAAATACACCTACATTAGATTGATTCTTATGTATTTTAATAACTGCTATTTCTGTTCCGTCCACTTCTACTTTTAATACATATCTAAATTTAAAACCATTGTAAGTACCAGGAGTAGCTTCTTTTAGTATATAAATCATAGGTGTATTTACTGCACTTAATAAATTTGGTTTTTGTGTTATTGTTGTAGCCATTCTTTTCTATTTTTTATGTAGTCATTTTCTCTTTTACTACTACCATTTTTTTAGGTATTCTACTTATTAATTTATCTATATCTTTTGCAAACCCCTTTAATAAATCATCAGGTAGTTTTTTTAATTCTTCATTTACTGGTTTAGTATAAAATTGTGTTCTTTCTAAACCTCTTTGTTTTATTGTTCTTGCTATAGCAAAAGCTATACCTCTTTGACTTTTACCTGATAATCCCTTTAATTTAACCCACCCCAATATAGCGTTTAATGGTGGCTGTTTTGTTTTAAATTTAAACGGGCTTCCTTGACCTCTCATTCTACCACTACCTTTAAAACCACCTGCTCCTTTTACACCCTCATCTACAAATTCCCAATACTTCTCTGCTCCACCAAATCTAAAGCCCATTTCCATAGCTGTTTTTTTAATGTTTAAAGTATAATGAAAGTCATCAAATAAAGTTCCTTTTGCTCTTTTCTTTTTTTGGTTTAATATTTTTCTACCACCCTTAATAACATTACTACCAAACTTTGTAAATACCTTTTCAGTATTCATTAAATTACCTGTAGCAAAAGTACCGTCTGGGTTTCGTAATTGTAATCTAATAGCCATTATGTATTAGCGTTTTCATCACTTGGCTCTATAGGAGCATCACATAGTGAATTAGGGTTATTAACTTCTAATGATAATGTAGCAGACCAACCTGTAAGCATATTAGAGAATCTAACTGTAAATGGATCTATATCAATGGGAGTTTCTAAAACAACTTCTCCAGGAACATAACTATATTTTTTACCACTATCTCCCCCTGTTCTTTGTAATGACAAGTTTTGTTTAAATTCTGCTATTATATCTTGCATAACTTGTAGCATTTCCGTCCAAACCTCATCTCTATTAGTTAAATCTTCTTTAAGTAAATTCATAGTAAATACAGTAAAAGTATAAGTTAATACACCTGTGTCTGCTGTTGTTGTGCCTGGCTCTACATATAAAATAGGAAAATTAGATTGGTCAAGTTTATCAATATCTACTTCATCTAATAATCCACTATGGAAAGAATTTATTAAATAATGATTCGTAGCTATTGTACTAAAATCATCTATTATATTTTTATATGTTATCATTTTTTAAATTTATTATAATTACTTTGTTGTACTCCTATTTTGTCCTGTTGATAGCTCATATAAGTTAAAACTAAATACAATTCTAATTTTGTAACTGCCTCTATGTTTAATATGTTATCGTTAGCTAATCCAAATACTATGTTGTACCACCCCCATTTTTCACTAATTGCTGAAGCCTCTGCACTTTCTTCTCCTGTTCCCCCACTAAATAATTGCTTAAAGTGAGAGGAAGTTTTTTCCCTAAACGAAAAAAAAAACTTAGAGCCGATAAAGACACTAAGATTGGAAAATCTTTAAACATATCTTCTTTGTATTCATCAGGATCATAACTCTCAATACTATATCTTGTTCCTTTTTCTTTTACAATAGGTCTATATAAAACACTCATTATCTTATGCAAGTTTTTATGACTATGCTTACAATGTTCTTCTATATCCACAAACTCACCTAAACTAATAGAGCTTAAATTTGGTATCATTCCATACTTCTTTCCTTTAAAATCTACTTTCTTAACTAATTCCTTTTCTTCTGGTTTTTTATTTAAAAACTTTATAAGTGTAGAGCTTATATCTTTTAGGTCTTTATATTTAAACCTAACTAACTTTTCTTTATCAACATTACAAAGAACACAAACTACACTTACTATCATTTCATCTTCTGGTAGCTTTTTTTCTTGGAGTTCCATAAAATCTTGATACATACCTATAGATATATCTTCCCAACCTGTAGGTATTAATAATTCTATTTTTTCCCCCATTTTATATAAATATAATTTTAACCATTTTGTTCATAATATATAATACTTGCCACTATAATTAGTAGTTAGCTTATTTAAAGCAGTATATCTAATTGCGTCTATAAGGTGGTCTAATTGATTTGTAGCAGGTTTATTTATTACTTTACCATTCTTATCTACTAGCCATTTATAATACTTAAATTCATTTATAGCGTTTGTACTATTCTTTGTTATATGTATTTTAAATCTTCTTAATACATCAATCCCCATATTAATACTATCAGCTCCTTTTTTAGCAGGTTTTACATTAAACCCTAATCTATGTATTTCTTCTATTGATTTAGGTTCTGCACTATCAGCTATAATCTCTGTCTGTCTTGTTATTCCTAATTCTCTTAATTTGTTTGCTATATCTTGATTTGTTAAACCTTTAGCGTATAACAATTCATTAATATATAAATCATCATTTAGCTTGTATACTTCTGCTATTGCAGTAGGATCATTAGAATAACCAAAGTCCATACCTAAAGCTATTAGCGTTGCTTCTGTTGGTATGTTGTTACATATCTCAAACTGTCTAAATATAGTTTCAGTAGGTTGAGCCATATCACCTAATCCATATATCTGCCAATAGTTAGAATCTAATTGTTTTAGCCTTTCTATTTCCTTTATTGTTTCATCAGGTAAAAAAGGATTATCTAAATATGTTGATTTAATAAAAGTACAATCTTCTCTATTCATTACATTATCATATATCCAACTATAAGGATCAGAGGGGTTAAAATCTAAATATATTCTTTCTGTTGTTCTTAGTGTTAATTGCACCCAATCCTCAAAGCTAAACTCATTAGCCTCATTTAGCCAAACATAGTTCCTTTTTCTACCTCTAACTTTAGCAGGTTGATCTACGCTAATAAACTCTATTGTATTTCCATTTAGCTTATATGTAAGCTCTGACTTATTGTGGTTGTCAGGATTATATAAATTATGACTTTCTAATATATTAAAGAAATCTCTATATGCAGAAGATTTAAGAGCAGGTAATGTTTTTCTACAAATAGTATATACCTTTCCCTTTGATTGTAATGCTTTAAGTATTATTAACTGAGCTAAACTATATGTCTTACTGCTTCTTGTTCCACCCTGATTAACTACAATTCTTGTAATAGCATTAAGATTCTTTTGTAGAACTACTGTTCCCTTTAGATTCAATGATTTCAATTTCAATCTTTTTTATATCTTCTTCGTTAGATGTTAGATTTATATTCTGTCTTTGTATATATCCTCTTTTATGTCCTTTGTGTTGTAAATAGAATATTATACTTTTCTCTTTTTCGTTTTCTATATTCTTAAATAGTTTACTTTCTACAAAATCTAGTTTAAGGTTATCTATTTCATCTACCTTTTTTCTAAACTCCTCATCTTCTTTATACCATTTATAAAAACTACTTCTACTTATACCTGACCTATTACAAGCAGTTGATACAATACCTAAGCTACTTTCTAATGCTTTTAGTAATGTTTCTTTCTTAAGGTTGTGTTCTTTTTTGCCCATTTTATTAAATTTATTTTATATTTTTAGCCATTAATTCGCATAGCTTTCTACTTTTTTTATTTAAAGGATAAATAAACTTGTGCTTAACACCTTTTTTTATTTTTATTAAATCACTTGTTTTATATACCTTTTTCCAAACTCCAAATTGTTTGCTATAACCACTTTTACTCTGACTTCTACTATGTATATCTTTTCCTGTTTTTTTACATATATATTTATCTCCTGTTTTATGGCTTCCTATATAATACCAATTTGTAGCTTTATATATTGTTCCACTATGTCCTTCATCACTATCAGCATAAGATACTAAAATCTCTACTAAAGGATTGTCTTTTTTAAATTGTTTAATAGATTTTGATAAAGCCATACTTGTTTTTTCCTGTTTTCCATTTAAAGCCATTCTAACTAATTCACAAACTTGACCTTTTTTTAATTTAAAAGGTTTTTCTATATTACCTATTCCATTATTATATATAATACAGCCACACCATTCATTTTTTTTATTAAATACTGAATAACCTACCATTGGCTGTGCTGGAATTCTTTTTGCATAATGATATACTAAACAAGAATATTTCATAGCTTTATATGAAGATTTTTTTAAAATCATATTTCACCACAACTAACTGAATAAAAACTTTTATTATATAATTTTATTAATTCTTTTATTTCTAATTCTGCTTTTTTTAAATCATTAACACTTTCAAAAGTTATTTTTATTGTAGGTGGTTTTACTTTTAAATCATCAGTTAGTTCATCAAAATTAGGCTCATCTATTTTATCTATATTAAAACCCAACTCAACATCTTTAAAACCCCAATCTTTTAACTCATCTACTTCAAAATTATTAGCTAATACATCTATATCAAATTCACCTGTATTTTTGTTTAGCCTTATGTTCAATTCTTTCTCATCTTCTTTAGATAGATTAACTCTTACTGTAGGCACATATTCTGCTCCTAATTCCCTCATAATTCGTAACCTTTGATGACCACCAACTACTGTATTATCTGCATTTATAT